TGACCGCGTTCGTCGACGTCCAGGACCGCGTCCTGTTCTGGCTGGTGGCGAGTTGGTCCGACACGTTCGGCGGGCACGTCGTGAGCTACGGGGCGTGGCCTGACCAGGGCGTTTCGTTTTTTGAGGCGGGCAGCGCCAAGCGGACGCTGGCCGCGGCCGCCAACGGGGCCGGGTTCGAGGCGGCCTTGTCGGCCGGCCTCGAGCAGGTGACACAGACGCTGATCGGCCGGGACTGGCCCCGCGAGGACGGGACGGCCATGCGGATCAGCCAGCTGATGATCGACGCCAACTGGGGCAAATCGACGCAGACGGTGCGGACGTTCTGCAAGCGGTCGCCGTTCGCGGGCGTGATCCTTCCGAGCCACGGCCGCGGGATCGGGGCCTCGTCGCCGGCGCTCAACGACAAGGGCAAAGCCCGCGGCGACCGGCTGGGCCTGAACTGGCGGATCAACCAGGTCCAGGGCCAGCGGTCGTGTACCTACGACACCAACTTCTGGAAGACGTTCGCGGCCTCCCGGCTGCGGCTGGCGACGGGCGACCCGGAAGCGATCGTGTTCTGTGCCGGCGAGCACGACATGCTGTGGGACCACCTGACGAACGAATACCCGGTGCGGACCGAGTCGGCCCGTGGCCGCGTGGTGGACGAATGGAAGCTGTCCGGCACGCGGTTTGAAAACCACTGGTGGGATTGCCTGGTCGGGTCGGCGGTGGCCGCGAGTATCACGGGCGTGAGCCCGGCGGCCACCGAGACCGGCGGCCGGGCGCGGCGGAAGGCGGCCCTGCCCACCACACCCGGTGGCGGCAAGCGGATTCAGATTCGCAAACTTGGCGAATGATCACGCTGACCACCGTCGACGGTCTTACTGACGCGGACTGCGTGGCGATCAAGTTTCGCCTGACGTGGCCGGGCAGCGAGTTTCAGGCCGAGGTCGCCAGCCGGCTGGCCGGCAAGACGTCCAGTTCCACGCCGATCGCTCTGTGGCACGACCGCGGGGCGTTGGTGGCCTGGGCCTGTACCCACGACTGGCGTGACATGCAGACGCTGGAAATGTGGACCGACGAGCGGCACCGCGGGGCCGGTATAGCCCTGGCGCTATCGGCCACCCTGGCGGCCGCTGGTGTGCTGGATCGCGAGCTGCCGCTGGCCGTGTTCTCGCCGGCCACCGAAGCGATCGCCACGCGACTGGGGTTCGTCAACGTGCAGCGTTACACGCACGACTGGCACCGCGTCCAGTAGCCAGACCCCCTGCGGGTTTGGTGGCTGAATCTCCTACCGTCGCAGCATGAGCGACGAAGTTTCCGACGCCATCAAGCAGGCGGCCCAGAACCCGCAGCGTGTCCGCACGGACGCCGGCGAGGTGGAGGCCCATCCCCTGCCCGACCAGATCGAGGCCGACAAGTACCTCGCGAGCAAGGCGGCGGCCGCCACCAAGTCGCGCGGCCTGCGGTTTAACCAGATCGTCCCCGGCGGCTTCAACTGATGGCCTTCCTGGACCTGTTCCGCGGACGGTCGCAGCCCCGCAAGACCGAGGCCCCGGTGGCCCGCGCCCGGTTCGAAGCCGCGGAGCAGGGCGACGACTACAAGCACTGGGCCGGGGCGGACGCCTTCGCTGCCGATGCCGCCCTGTCGCCGGCCAAGCGCCGCACGATGCGGAACCGCGCCCGCCATGAGCGGGTCAACAACTCCTACCTCGCCGGGATCTCGGCCACGCTGGCCAGCGACCTGATCGGCACCGGCCCCCGGCTCCAGCTCGACATCGGCGACACCGAGGCCGGCCGCCAGGTGGAGCGGGCGTTCTACGACTGGGGCACGCTGATCGACCTGCCGGCCAAACTGCGGACGATGCGCGAGGCCCTGGTGGTCGACGGCGAAGCGTTCGCGCTGATGACGAACAACCCCCGCCTCCCCGGCGTCCAGCTCGACCTCCGCCTGATCGAGGCGGAGATGGTCGCCACGCCGACGGAGATGATGCGGCAGACGATCACGCCCGAAGGAAACACGGTCGACGGCCTGGAGTTCGACGCCACGGGCAACGTGATCGCGTTCCAGGTGTTGAACTTCCACCCCGGCTCCAACTTCAGGATCAACAACCTGGAGTTCGCGCGGGTGCCGGCCGCCGCGATGATCCACTGGTTCCGCCGGATCCGGCCGGGCCAGAATCGCGGGATGCCCGAAGTGACGCCGGCCTTGCGTCTGTTCGGCCAGCTGCGGCGCTACACGGAGGCGGTGATCGCCGCCGCGGAGACCGCCGCCGATTTCGCGGCGTTCATCCACAGCAACTCCCCGGCCGCGGAGGTGGACGAAGTCGATTCGTTCGCCGAGCTGGAGATCCGCAAGCGGGCGCTGGTGACCCTGCCGGAAGGCTGGGACATTTCGCAGCTGAAGGCGGAGCAGCCGACCAGCACCTACAAGGATTTCAAGCGTGAGATCCTGGGCGAGATCGCCCGGTGTCTGAACATCCCGTTCAACGTCGCGGCCCTCGACTCGTCGTCTTACAACTACGCCAGCGGCCGTATGGACCACCAGGTCTACGGCATGAACCAGCGGGTCGACCGCGACCACCTCGAGCGGATCTGCCTGGATCGCGTCTTCGCCGCCTGGGTGAACGAAGCCAGCCTGGCCGGCGTGATCCCCGACGGCCTGCCGCCGTTCAGCGAGTGGAACTGGGCCTGGGTGTGGGACGGCAAGGATCACGTCGACCCCGGCAAAGAAGCCAACGCCGCAGAAACCCGGCTGCGGACGCTGACCACGTCGCTGGCCAGCGAGTACGCCCGCCAGGGCAAGCGGTGGGATGTCGAGCTGCGGCAGATCGCCGCCGAGCGGCAGCTGATGGCCGAGCTGGGCCTGTCGATGAATCCGGTCGCCCCGGCCGCGGCTCCGATGCCGCCCGAGGACGTCGAAGCGGTCCGCGCCGCGGCGTCCGTCAGAGCGATCGTGGTGCATGGCCCGCCGGCCTCTGGAAAGTCGACCTTCGTCCAGAAGAACAAAGGTCCGCGCGACGTGGTCTTCGACTTCGATCGGATCATGCAGGCGCTGAGCGGCAACGACCCGCACCAGAAGACGAAGCCGTTAATCGAATACTGCCTCGACATTCGCGACCTCATCATCCAGAAGGCCAAGGTCGCCAACGGCATCGACAAAACGTGGGTGATCGTGACCCGCGTGAAAGACGAGTTTCGGCGCGCGATGTCTGACCTAAGCCCCGAATACGTCCACATGAACACGTCTTTGGAAGAGTGCCTGAAGCGTGTGGACGCCGACCCGCATCGTTCGGCGGTTGCCGAGGAAATGAAGAAGGTCATCCGCGACTACTTCGCCGAGCAGGAATCCGCCGCGGCAACGCGGTGGCATCCGGCCCTAGAGGAGGCCGAAGCGTGATCGACGACTGGGACGACGACGAGACCTTCGCGGCCCTCACCTACACGGAATGGCTATGAACAACATCAAACTCGATTCGACCGTGACCTTCCTCCAGGCCGCCGACGGCGAAGCCGCGGCCAGCCCGAAGAAGTTCCGAATCGTGGCCTACACCGGCGCGCCGATCCGCCAGGGCTGGAGCCGCGAGCCGGTGATCATCGACATGGCCGGCATGACCCTGCCGGCCACCGTGCCGATCGTCATGGGCCACGACTACGCCTTGGGGTCGATCCTCGGCCAGGGCGTGCCCAGCGTTCAGGGCGGCCAGCTGATCGTCGAAGGCGAGATCCTGGCCGAAGGCGAAACCGCCCGCCAGGTGCTGGCGCTCGCGGAGCGGGGCTACCAGTGGCAAGCCTCGGTCGGGGCCGATGTCGGCCGCCACCTGAAGTTCGGCGAAGACCAAGCCACCACCGTCAACGGACAGACCGTCACCGGTCCCGTCCGAATCGTTCGGGCCTCGACGCTGCGCGAGACCTCCTTCGTAACCCTTGGGGCGGATCGCAGCACCGCCATCTCAATCGCCGCCGAAGAGGCGGGAGAGGAGACCACCATGGCGGCAGACGCCACCACCAAGCCCGCGGACGAGGTCGTCGAGACCCCGGTCGTGGAGGCCACGGCGAAGGTCGCCGTGGAGCCTGAAACCCCCGCCGTCGTGGCCGACACCAGCGAGCTGGTGGCCAAGCTGGACGCGCTCACCCAGAAGGTCGAGACCATGCAGAAGCTCACCGCAACCCGCGACGAGCGGCCGGCGGCCCCCGCCGTCCACGTCGTCACCCCCTCGGCCCCGACGGCCGAGGTGATCGAGGCCTCCTTCGCCCTCCAGGGCAATCTCCCCGGCGTGGAGAAGAAGTACGACGCCAAGACGCTCGAGGCGGCCCACAAGGCCCGCCGCGAGGTCAGTCTGGGCGAGGTGCTGATCCAGGCGGCCGCCGCCAATGGCTACGACGGTCCCCGCCGGCTGACGGCGTCGACCCTGCGGCCGATCCTGGCTGCGGCGTGGGCCACCCATGAGATCGCCGGCATCCTGTCGGCGACGGTCAACAAGTT